TCCTGTATTGATATGAGTAATATCTCTTCAGCAGCAGATTCTACATCAGGGAATCCGTTCTCTGACTTGACCTCAATATCAAGAGTGGTCAACTTGATCTTACTGATATCAAATTTAATTTCTTCCGCAGGATACATCTCTGAGATGTATTGATAGATATATCTGTCATTACCATATACACTAAAATTCTCTACACCATCATATCTTTTGATAAACTCACGGGACTCACGTACAGTTCCGGGATTGACTGGTTCAACATAGTCACCTGTCAATGTTTTATATTTGGATTTTCTTTTGGACGGAACAAAAAGAGTAGGATAAAACTTCTCACGAGTCATGAAATGCTTACCATTCTCATAACCACGAACAAGAAAGTTATCACCTACTAATTGAACGTTGGTGTAAAACTTCATTCGGCAAGTATATCAAGATACTTTGATAATATCATAGTCGTTGGTGCAACAATAGTCAAGATGCTATCTGAGTGCATCATCATTTCAGTCTGTGATGTGAAATCTAACCAAGGTTCCATAGTGTAATCACTTTTATCATCCTTGAATTCGTTCTTCATCTTATAAGGATTGATAAGTTTACAATCAGGGCCACCAAGTTCGGTGTCAATCTCTGCAATCTCTGATATTAAAAGATCTCCGTTTTTAAGTAACAGACATTTAATTACTTGGTTTTCCATTTACCTTCTCGTTATACATTTTTACCACACTTGCTATTGGATTAACTAAAGCAACCACTTGATTAATTGATACTGGTACGTCATCATCATCTGAAACTGTAATCCAGTTTGAGAGTGTTACCTCTACTGATGTTTCTGCAGTATTTTCCTCAGACAAAAATATGGGTGTATTATATTTAAGTCTTTGAGGTTTTTTGAATAGATATGCAATCGGTTGTTTATCTTCGGATACAACCTCAGACACATCTGCGATTACTTGATCACCTGATTGTAGAACAGCAAGTTTGATTGTCATTGTTTTAATAATTAAAATGGTAGATTCCTATAGCCGCTTATGCTGAACCTACCAAAGGGCATAACCGCAGCCAGTATTTCTCTGACTCCTACATTATATCATAAAAAAAGGGATCGTCAAGATCCCTTTTATCTAACTTAAGTTAAAGGCCGCTTCAAGAGAAGGAATATCAGGATGGACTTTCTTTACCTTACTGATTATCTCAGTAAGAATAGTGTGTCTAAACTGAATATTCTGTTTACGTGTTCCTTCACATGCATTTTTGAATGTTAGATCATCGTAAGGGCCACCCTCTTCATCCATGAATCTTTTCTTATCATTATAAGCGATCTCATGCAACTTAAGTGCTTCTATCACTTGCTCGTAAGTTAAGATTCCATTACACAACATCCAAAATAGATTTTGCCAAGTTGTTCTTCTTTTCAACTCATTATCTGTGAAACCATGTAGTTTTCTCTCAGATTGAATCATTGTAAAGAAATTAGTTAATTCCTCAAATTTTTCAAGAAAGAATTTTTGATCCTGATAACTAAGAAATTCGCTATCATACAATCTGTTCTTACTTGTTTGGTTTACAGCAGAAAACTCTACTTCAAAATCATCATCGTCTTTTTCGATTTCCTGTGTTGCTTGAATAGCAAAATCGAGACAATCCACGATCCAATCATCACCACACAATCGTGCTGTATGATCTTTAAATATATCTGGCAACATATTTTTACTTAGTTGATCACTAAGTTGTTGCACAAAAGTAGGCCATGGGCCTTCACCTGCGTTACGAAGTTCTTGAGGATTAGGTGGACAACCTGCATTACAATTTTTAAATACTTGAATCATACCGTTGTAATCCACCTGATAGTATTCACTAACACAAATTACTCTTGATAAGATTGCCTCCTGCATTGTATCTGGCAGATCTTTAAAGTGTTGTTTTCCCCTTCTTACTGTCCATTTTGTGGTTGCATTAGTTGCAGTTGTTGCTCCACATGGAATGTAATCATACTTACCTGTTGGAATAATGTATCTGTTATCCAATAAATCAGTTAAGAAATGTAAACGATTATTGCCATCCATGACAATATATTTAATTCCCTGTTCAAGAAGTCTCTCAAACAATCCTATTGCCTGATCATTGGGATAAACCTGTTTAAGGTTAGATAGTGCTGATTTTATATCAACTATTACGAAATTCCCTTCAACTCTATCCATCAGAAGGGATATAAAAAATAATTTTTTCTCTTTTGAGTTCCAAGATTCAGGTCTCTGAAAATCTCTTGGTGCTATGAAAGATGCATACTTTCTAACTATGTCTGCTACCTCTTTTGGACTTGGAGGATGTTTGCGTGAAACATAATCAGTATTTTTATCATATGGGTACTCTTTTATGGGGAAATGTACCCTCCCGAAATTAAGTCTGTTGTTCATAATTTTAAAGTTTTTTTTTGCATCATGTTCTCCAAAAACGGAGTAGATGCCAAACCGAATTTTTCAACCAAGAGTAATTCGATCTGTGTTATACAAAGTATATATCATAGTAAAAAGATTGTCAAGTGTTTGCGTAAACTACTTCTCCAATAGTCCAAGATTTGTATCCACATGCATTTATTGTATCATGTGCATCTTTTTCTGCATAGTCAGGGATTACAATACAATATCCGATACCCATATTAAATGTCTTCCACATTTCCTCTTTGTTAACATCACCTGACTCCATTATTTTTTTGAATATATCTGGTATCTCCCACGAGTTCCAATCTATCTGAGGTTTTAATCGTTCTGGTAAACATCTAGGTAAATTCTCTGGTATACCGCCACCTGTGATATTTGCCATACCTAGAACAGGGACTTCATTTAACAACTCGTTCACTAGAGAAGTATAGATGTGAGTGGGTTTTAAAAACTCATCAGTAATTTTTAATCTGCCCTCACGAGCCAAATGATTAATCATACTGTATCCATTACTATGAATACCACTACTTTCAATACCAATAATTAAATCACCTGCATGAATATCACCACCATCTATAAGATCAGATTGTTCAACAATACCTGTTGCAAATCCTGCGAGGTCTATGTCAAAAGTCATTGGATGTTCAGCAGTTTCACCACCAATAAGTTCTACACCTGCAAGTTCGCATCCCTTAATAACACCTATCATAATATCATCTACTACAGGGTTGATAGTATTCAGTGAGATATAATCTAAAAAGTATAGAGGTTTAGCACCACATGTGATGATATCATTTACACACATGGCAACAAGATCAATACCTATAGTGGTATAGTCTCTTAGACGACTACAGATACAAATCTTTGTGCCAACTCCATCAGCACCAGAAACTAAAATAGGTTCCTCATATCCACGAGGAACCTTAAACATACCACCGAAACCACCGATGGTAGGAACTTTTTCTTTTAGTCTTTCAACGAAAGCGTTACCTGCTTCGATGTCAACACCTGTTGACTTATAGGTAGTTTTTTCTTGCATGATGTTCTGGAACTACTTTACCCAACTTGACGGTAAGAAGTCCATCTTTGAATTGAACCTCTCTGACTTCAACATCGTCTGAAAGTGCCCATTCTCTTGTGAAAGATCTTTGAGCCAGTCCTTGATGGACATACTCGGATGATGTCTCTTTATCAGTCTCTTTTTTTCCCTCGACAACGAGTTTTCCATATTCAGTGTAAACTTTAAGTTCTTTCTTACCGAATCCTGCTAGAGCAATCTCTAGTACAGATTCAACATTATTTACATGAATAAGATTATAGGGTGGGTAGTTTGTTGTGGTTTCAAAAGAATTAAAAAAGCGGTCAAGGTAATCGTCCATACCTATACCGTTCTTTGAAATTATTTTCATCAACTCTGGTAAGTTTGCAGAGTGATACCTTTGTAGTGAAGTCATAGTGTCCTCCTAAAGCGACTTTATTAATTGAACCCTTTCGGCATTCATCTATATTTATAACACAAAATATAAAAAAAGGGGATGTTGAATCCCCTACATCTTATACAGTTTCCTCTACCTTCTTCTTTTTCGATCCTATATTGTACTTAGTTTCTAAAATCCAATCTCCCTTATCCTTATAAGATAAGACTTTTATTTGATTCAGAGGTGCTACGTCTTGTATCGATTCTGCACTTACAATACCTATTAATCCCCAATCAACTAATAATTGAACTATTCTATTTCTTCTCTGAACATCATTAATTGTGAGGTTTGCATGCTTGCCATCAAGAGCAAAAAGCTCTTTAAAATGTACAAGGTAATACCTTCCCTGTTTATGAAGAATGTGACAGGATTGATATATCTTTTTCTCTTTTCTTGATGCTACTCCAATACGAGTTAATGTTTCTCTTACCTTCAAAAAGTCGTCTGGTTCATTTAGTGTCACTTCGACCATCTGGTCAGGATTCCATTTCACATC